GCTAGTGAAGATACATCTACACAGCAGGTCGCAGAAACTACTCAGGATTTAAATGAAACAGCTGACTCCCCTATCGAGGTTTCACCTCAATCCGAGCCTCAAACCCAACCTTCAGGAACTGTAAGTACAAAACCTACAGCACAAGAGGAGTTGAGAAAATATCAGTCTGCTACAGATAGACAAATAGCAGATATGAAATCTCAATTACAAAAAGAACAACAAGCTAGAGCTTTAGCTGAACAGCAAACTAATGCAAACAATTTAAATGCAGAGGTTGCTAATTATACAAATACACTTTATCAACAGTACGTTGATAGAGGATTTGATGACAGTACAGCTAGACAAGAAGCTACTCGTAATGCTGCAATGGCAAAAGAAGCTTACATGGCAAAAGTACAAGCAGAAAGCGTATTAAGTAGACAAAGGGAAGTTGAACAACAGTTAAATTCTAGGACACAACTTGCCAAAGCGTATGAACTGGCATCACAACACCAAGTACCATACACCGAGCTACAAGACTTTTCTGATCCTATTGCTATGGAAAGACATGCTAAGGCATTGTCTAGGATAAATAGATTGGAAAAATCAATCCAATCAAATACTCCAGGACAACAAATGACTGGTTCTTCCCCTGCTGCTGATGTTGCACCTACAAATTCTGAAGACGTAATTGATCGATATAACTCAGGAGATCCTGGGGTTACAACAGAAATGGCAAGAACAGCTGCTAAAAAGTTGGGATTGTCTATATTTGGCTAATACAGCCTTGAGGTAAAATAAAATGGCAGGAAACACACAGACTTCGACTACTGGCAATTTGCAGAACATGTCGAGAATAATGCTCGCTGCGGCACGATACACAGAAGAGCATAACGCACCTATGGTAGGGTTGGTTGAAAAATTCAACTTAGGCAAAGGTGAGTATCAATTAACAATTCCAAAAGTAGGACAGATGGATGCTGAGGACTTAGTAGAGGGTGTTGATATGGTTGATAGTGAAGACATTGATGTCTCCACAGTTGCAGCCACAACAGCTGAAGTAGGTCTAAAGGTAATCATAACTGATACTTTGGTACAACAAAACAACGAAGATGTATTCAGAATCATTGGTCGCCAAATGGGTGAAGCAATGGGAAGAAAAAAAGATACTGACATCATTGCACTATTTACCAGCTTGAATGGTGGTACAAAACTAGGTGCTGATGGTGCTAGCCTTTCACTTGCAAACGCATCTGCTCTTATAGCAAATGCAAAAGCAAACAAGTTTGGTTCAGATCTTTTCGTAGTACATCACCCAAATGCTATTTGGAATTTAGCATCTAGCATTGGTAACACGTTAGCAACATACCCACTACCTGACGCATTCAATAACCCAGCAGTAAGCGATTACTATACTGGTGTTAAGATTGCAGGAGTACCTTTCTTTGAAGATGGAAACATCGCTAAGGTATCTTCAGTTGATTCAGGTATCGGAGTTATTGCTGATGGATCTGCACTAGGACACCTTGCTGCACGAGAAAGAAGAGAGGAAAGAGATAGAGATATTTCTTTGCGAGCTTTTGAAGTAGTAGTAACAGAAGACTATGCAGTATTTGAAGTAGATGACACCAAAGGTGCTGGCGCACAGTATGAAATTGGTGATCCGACAACTTCAGCATAATAGATAAAGATTAATAGTTTAGGAGGCTTTTATGGCTAAAGACGCAACAATGAGTATGTCAGTAGGGGGAGTGAAAAAAATATCCCTATGGCAAGAAATGAAAACAAGCGAAGGTGAAGTAAAATGGATAGAGTATCCTAACTTGCCTGCGACATTTCTTGATGTATACTTGAAACGTGGATTTGTCAAAAGTCCTCCTGAACCTAAAAAGACAGTATCTAAAACTCCAGAGAAAAGCGATGTAACGATTCCCGAGTCGCCTAAAATCGGTGATCGCAGGATTTAATAGCCTGTTAAACTAGGAAAAACAGAAAGAGAGTTTCAATATGTCTTTTCCACATACAATATATGGCTCGTTTGGTGACGAGAAAGAAACTAGCACAAGTAAGCGAAGAGCTTTAGGAACTGTGTTAGAGTTGCCAGATGGTCGACAATTCAAATACGCACTAAATGGTGGTACTGCAATAGCAGCAGGTGCTTTATCAGCTTCAAAAATTATGGTAGCTAACCATGACATGGACTTGGTAACAGCAGCTACTACTGCAGGTTCACAAACTGTAACAGTTACTCTTGGTAACACAGCTACTACATTAAACCAGTATTCAGATGGTTATCTTTATACAAATGATGGTACAGCAGAAGGTCACATTTATCGTATAAAAAGTAACCCTGTTGCATCTGGTAATGCAACTTGTGTAATAACACTAGATGACAATGATAAAATAGTTGATGCTTTAGATAGCACAACTTTATCAGGTCTTTTAGAAAACCCTTACAATGAAGTTGTTATATCTCCAACAACAGTTACCTGTAGAACTATTGGTGTAACACCAACAAGTCTTGCAGCTGATGAGTATGGCTATCTTCAAACTAAAGGACTTGCTTCAGTTCTAGTAAGTGGTACAGTAGTCGCAGGAGAACCTTTGCGTGTTGCTGGTGCTACAACTGCTGGAGCTGCAATGGCTCTTGACAGAGATGGCTCAGGTGAGAACGAACAAGAAATTGGTGTAGTTCACAACGTAGTTGCAGTAACAACAGATTACTGTTTAGCTTTCTTAAACATAGACTAATAAATATTTAGGAGAACCTACATGGCTAAAAGACAAATATACTTACCAGTATCAGAAGGTAAGAGACGTGGCTTGAAACTTGTAGGTTCTTCTGAAGATGTATCTAGGATTTTAGGATCTGCTGAGGAAGAAACTTTTCATGTTGGACCACAGAATAAACCTGTGTACATACCAGGTGCAAGTAATTTAACTGGTGGTCAGCTTCAAGAACTATTGCATAAACAAACAGAGATAGCAGAGAAAGAAGCAAAGCAACAAGCAAAGAATAAACCTAAAGAAGTTTCTAAAGCACAACTAGATGATTTAAAAGGGGCGATGAAATCTATAGCCGAATGGCGTAGACAAAGAAGAAACACAAGGTAGGTAATCGTGGCTGCTATACAAAGTAGAACTAGAGAACAAATAAGAAGAGCTGTTGCTGCTAACTTAGACCAACTACCATCAGGTATTGCTACTGGTAATGGTAGTACAACTACAGTCTTAGATACGACCTTAATTGGTGGAGATGACGAGTACAATGGTGGGTGGTTAGTATTTACATCAGGTAGCAATGATGGACTTATAAGGCGTGTCACAGACTACACAAGTAGTACAGGCACATTTACATTTACTCCAGCTGCTACAGCAAGCACAGCAACAGACGACACATATGAATTTTGGAGATCAGAGTTTCCTCCTGCAAGAATACATGAACTAATAAACGAATCTATCATTCAGAGAACACCTAGAGGTTTAATACATGATGAAGACATAAGTAATCATGGTCACAGAAATGACAGTAGATATAGTGTTCCATCAGATATGATAGCTGTTTCAGCTGTAGATTATAGATATGCTTACGATGGAGAAGATATTCAGAACGCAAACGTAGCATGGTCAGAAGTAGTTGATGGTAACGTAACACTTACTGCTGACACAGAAGATTTCAAAGCACACAATGCTGCACTAAGAATACAAACAAATACAGGTGGTGGAACAGTATCATCTGGTGATGTATTGGCAGCTCAGGCTATAACTAGCACAGACTTACGAGGTATGAATGCAGTAGAGTTTTTCTTCAAGTCAACAACTGCAACAACTGCTGGTGATTATACGTTGAATTTAAGTACTGCAGCAAGTCTGGGAACTATCAGGGAAACACTAAGTATTCCTGCTGTAGCTGCTAGGACTTGGACATATTGTAGAGTTAGTTTAGCTAACCCAGAATTAGATGATGCAATCATTTCTGTTGGTATAAAAACTACTAGCACAGCGACAAGATATATACATATCAACGATATTAAGGCAGTAAACACAGAGTCTGCTGTATTCAACAGGCTATGGTCTGGTGCTTACAGAATAGACAGAGAAGGTAGAGAAATATTCCTTAGTGAACAAGCAAGAAAAGAAGTAGGCTATAGTTTGATAAGAATGGTGGGTTATAGACTACCAGTATTACTTAGTGCTGATGCTACTGCTTGTGAGATAGATCCATCTCTCGTAACTGCAAGAGCAACAAGTAAAGCCTTGTTTAGTTTAGCTAGAGGAGGAACAACAGATCCTGACGACAATGATAGGCGTGCTGCGTATTTTGAAGGAGTGGCATCGCAGTCAGAACAATCTTTACCGATATTAAAACCTGGCACTAAGATGGTGGACTAATGGCATCAGTAGTAAACAAAAACGAAATATTACTAAATAGTCAAAGATATAAAATATCTGGACCAGTTCGTAAAACCCTAGTCAGTATTGCTGCACCTAGATTTACTATTGGTGACACACAAAGAGGTGCTGATCCAAGAGCATCTATACTTACACAGAACGATTTCAGAGGTGGTATTGGTTGGGAGAGAGGATTAGATCCAGGCACAATAGACAGAGTATGGTGGTCTACTTGTCAGACTAGATACAAAGGTCATTTATTATTACCAAGAAAATTAAATGCAGCTACTTCTGCTCTAGCTGATGGTACTGCAATATCAGGTTCTTTAGTATCTACAATAGGTTGGCAAAGTTCTGCAGCTTCTAGTGAAGAAATATATGCAGTATTCGGTGACAGTAAAATATATAAATACAATGATGCTAGTGATAACTGGGGATCGGCAAGTTTAAAAACACTTACTGATCCTACTGAAGAAGCTATTGTCTTTAGAGATTCTACTGCTTCTTATTTGATATTTGCTAGGGGAGATTCAGGATATACATATACAACAAATGGTAGTGATTACACAGATAAAGATGCTTCATCTGATGTAAAAAACAAAGTAGCATTCTTTACAATTTGGCATGGACAGTTGTGGGGTATTAAAAAAGATGGAACATTATTACAA